GACCTAAAGAAGACTAAACTAAACTACCTAAAGAAGAAGGCATAACATGGCAAGCATAAAAGAAATCAAGGATCTAATCCTAGAGTTGTCTGGCAACCCTGAGTCTGGTGCTATCTACAACAATGTAGACAAGTGGGCAGAGGCTATTGCTAGACTAGACGCTCCACAGAAGGCAGAGAAGCCAGTGGACAAGAAGGAAAACAGAGTCCTTTCATCTGACGAAGAGCGCTAGTCCTCCAAGCGCCCTTAGCCCCTGAGTGTTACCCCTTTCCGCTCAGGGGCTTTGTCATGCCTGTTATACAATAGAAGTAAGTCTGAGTGTCAACACCGACTAGGTTGAGCGTCAACGCCACCGCTAAGACAAACAAACTATTAGGAGATAAATAATGTCTGAGTATCTAAAAGCTCAGCGTGAACTCCGCGCATCACTCATCACAGAGGTACAGACTCGACTAGATGAAGCAGAAGAGCGCGGTGGAATTGACGCTGAAACACGCGAATCAATCGACAAGATTGAAGCTGACATCGCAAAAGCTGACGAGGCTATCAATGTATTCCAGCGCCAGGAAGAGCGCCAGATGGAGGTTGCAGCAGCAGCCAAAGGTTTCGAGGTTGTAGAAGCAACCACAAGCGAAGCCGACACCTTGCGTAACTTGGCAATGAACCCAGGAACCCACACCTTTGAGGCTCGCGCATTGAGCAGTTCAACTGACACAGTGCCACAGACCTTCTTTGACCAGGTAATGAACAAGGCTCGCGCAACTGGCCCAATGCTAGATGTGACCAGAGTATTCAACACAACCACAGGCGAGAAGGTCACCTACCCAGTCTTGACTGCATACGCATCAGCAGTCCAGAAGGGCGAGGGCGAAGCTCTTGTAGAAGAGGATCCAACATACAGCTCAATCGAGCTAGACGCTTACAAAATCGGTGGAATCACTTTGCTTTCACAGGAGCTTGTAACTGACGCTGGATTCGACATCTTGGAGCATGTTGCAGAAGCAGCAGGTAACTCACTAGGATTCCGTTCAAACGCATTCCTAACCAACGGAACCGGAACTGTTGAGCCAACTGGTTTCATCAACTCAGCTTCAACCGGCGTAACAGGTGGAACCGGTCTATCAGGTGCATTTACCGCTGATGACCTAATCGACTTGAGCTACTCACTGGACAGCGCTGCTCGCAGACTTCCAGGTGTTGCTTGGATGGCAAACGCAGCAACTGTTGGAGCAATCCGCAAGCTGAAGGATGATGCAGGCAACTACATCTACACACCATCAGCTAACGCAGAGGCTGACTTCTTGCTCGGTTACCCAATCGTTGAGAACCCACACATGCCAGACATCGGACTAGAGGAAGCATCAGTAGCATTTGGCCACTGGCCTTCATACTATGTAAGAATGGCCGGCGCTTTGAGGCTCGATACCTCTGTTGACTATAAGTTCGGAAACGACCAGGTCGCCTTCCGTTATCTTATGCGCTTCGATGGTGGCTTGACGATTCCTGACCACATCAAACTTTTTGTTGGTAACGCAGCATAACCAGCAATTAGAACAGGCAAAGCCCCGAGTTGTAGGTTGCTCGGGGCTTTGTCTTTGCTAGGGTATTTATATGTCAACCTACGAAAAGATAAACGGATTAGTCTCACTATCCTCAAATACACCTGGAGCACCGACAGGCTACGGACAGCAAGGTGAACAGCTAGTCGAGAGAATGCTCAAGCATGGCATCAAAGTCGCTGCCTTTTCTAACTATGGGCTAGAGGGATCAGTTAGCGAACTGAAAATAGGAAATAAGAAAATCCCTCACTACCCAAAGGGACTAGCGCCATACTCTGACGATGTAATCCCTCATCACCATGAGCATCACCGCCGAGGGAAGGACAACCTACCTCATTGTGTAATGACTCTCTATGATGTCTGGGTCTATAAAAACCCTGCTCTAAACAAACTGCCAATAGTGAGCTGGGTTCCGCTTGACCATGTGACCTTGCCACCGCATGTCAAAAGATTTCTAGAACAAGACAATGTAGAGCCAGTCACAATGTCACCTCATGGACAACGACAGCTTGCAGCCGCAGGGATAGCCTCGAACTACATTCCGCATGGAATTGACACTAAGATTTACAAGCCGACTCACACAGTGGGCGGAATAGATACAAGAGCCTTCATGGGAGTGAAAGAGAATGAGTTCTTGGTCGGCATGGTTGCAGCTAACAAGGCTAATGGGATTATCCACCGCAAGGCTTTCGCAGAGAACTTGATGGCTTTCTCTATGTTGCTCAACGAGCATCCTGACGCAGTTCTATACATTCACGCCGAGCCGAGCAAAGTTATGAACGGATTTGACCTTGGCAACCTGATTCAAGCAGTCGGCATCCCTAAGGACAGGGTAATCTTCCCTGACCCTATACAGCTACGCTATGGATACTCACAGGAGCATTTAGCAGCCCTTTACACAGCTTTTGATGTTCTTCTTGCGCCATCATACGGAGAGGGCTTTGGAGTCCCTACAATCGAAGCTCAGGCTTGTGGGACTAGAGTCATTGGATCTAACTGGGCAGCGACTCAAGACCTAGTAGCTGAGGATGGTTGGTTAGTGAACGGAATACCATTCTGGGATGAAGGACAGTCGGCTTGGTGGCAGATACCATCAGTGCCCTCTGTTCTCAACGCTCTACAGCAGTCATACCAGGAGCGCGGTCACTCACAGAAGTCACTAGAGTTCGCTAAGCAGTTTGACGCTGACAAGATTTGGAAAGAAAAGTGGCTACCTTTTTGGCAGGTTTACTTCGGCTAGAATAGAGGCGAGGAGTTTAGATGACTATTAACAATGGCTATTGCACACTTGACCAGTTGAAGGCAAGCCTAAGGATTACAGACAATGTTGACGATGCCTTGCTAGAGCTTGCAATCGAGTCAGCATCAAGAGAGATTGACCAAGCCTGTGAGCGGTTCTTCTATCAGCTAGATGGGCAGACTCGGTTCTTTGTAGCTACTGACAGTTATGTAGTCGAGACAGACGACATCAGAACCATCACAAGGATCAGAACAAGTGAGGGCGGTGATGGTGTCTATGACACTGTCTGGGAAACTAAGGACTTCCAAACCGAACCCTTGAACGGATATGTCTCAGGCATCGAGCACCCAATCACACGCATCAGAGCCATCGAGGATTACCTGTGGCCGATAGATGGCGGAGAAGCTTTGGTTGAGGTGGAGGGTGACTATGGATGGCCGACAATACCGACAGCTATTGTTCAGGCAACTGTGATTCTTGCAGCAAGGATTTATAAGAGAAACGACAGCCCTCTAGGTGTTGCCGGTATCGGAGACTTGGGCGTTATCAGAGTCGGCAGACTAGACCCAGATGTACAGACTCTTATCCAGCCATTTATGAAGCCGAGGATGGCATGAGCATTAGCGGTATTCGCACAGGGCTAGCAACAAACCTCGCTACGATTTCTGGCTTGAGAACTGCTGCCGAAGTTCCAGATCAAGCCTCACCGCCGATAGCTATTGTCAACTTGCAAAGCATTGACTATCATCAGACCTTCCAAAACGGATTGAACAACTTCTCTTTTACTGTTCAAGTAATCGTTGGCAGAGCAGCAGAGAGAGAAGCTCAAAGAAGACTTGACGAATATGCCGAACCCACAGGGGCAAGGTCTGTCAAGAGTGCGATAGAATCGGACAAGAGCCTAAATGGAAACTGTCAGACTCTAATTGTTGACAGTATGCCTAGCGTGGGTTCGCTACAAATGAACGACCAAACCTATCTGGCCGCTGAGTTCAGTGTCCAGGTATATGTATAGGAGAAACTAATATGGCAAAGTATGTCGTAACGGAAGCAACACTGAGCATCAACGGAACTGATGTCTCAACCGCTGTCGCAAGAGCTGAACTAACGCAGACTGCGGCTGAGGTCGATGTCACCGATTTTGGCTCCGGTGGAAACACTGAGGTAATCGGAGGCTTGAAGTCAGGCTCATTGAGCTTTGACATCCACCAGGACTACGGAACAGATGCAGTCTCGGCTACCCTGCAAGACCTAGTTGGAACAATCGGAACTTTCGTTGTTACCCCAAACGGAGCAACCCCAAGCGCCGAAAACCCACAGTTCACCGCAGAAGCTTTGATTTCAACCGTGACTTTCGTCAGTGGATCAGTTGGTGACTTGGCAACAGCCAGCTACACCTTCCCAACCACAGGCGGAATTTCAATCGCAACAGCATAAGGAAACTAAATGAGAATCAACCTACTACTTACATTCGCAGACGGAACAACCAAAGACATTACCTGTAATGCAAGCGACCTTGTTGCCTTTGAGGACAAGTTCAATGTCAGTTCAGCCAAGCTAGGCGGAGGCGACTCCAAACTATCTTGGTTGCTGTACTTGGCTTGGCACTCAGAGAAGCGCACAGGTTCAACTAAAGACAACTTTGAGAAGTGGCTTGACACAATCGAAGGCGTTGGAGGTTCGGACAAAGACCCAAAATAAAGGGTCTCGGTGATTCCAGCAGTCACTGGTTCATAGCAGGTCTGGCAGTTGAGACAGGAATCTCGCCGAGAGAGTTGATGAAACTCGATGACCGAATGTTGTGGACTATGTACCGCTGGCTTGTAGCGAAGAACCCACCTAAAGAGTAGCCCTCCCTTCGGGGAGGGTTTTCTCTTAGGTAGAATAGAAGCGAGGAGAGTCATGGCTAAAAATAAGGAACTCGATGTTGAAGTTGAGGGTATAGCTTATGTTGTCGGTCAACTAAAGCAATACAGACCAGAGTCCTTGAAAGCTCTCCGCAAGAGTCTCCGTAAAGAGATGAAGCCGATGTTGAACAAGATTACTTCTGAAATCAACACAGAGGTAAGCGCTGAACTGCAATCCCGAGACTACGAAATGTTCCACAATGGTCGGACTTCTTGGAATGGTGTTCGCGCATCTATGAGCGTGACATCAAATAAGAAGGGAGACATGGTCAAGATTGTGATGACAGGCCGAGGCGGTAAGCTGGGATTCAACTATGCAGAGCTTGCAGGTATTGAGCGCAGACCTCCAAGAAAACAATCTAAAGGTTGGTATTCAACCTCTGTCGGTTACCACAGCTATGACTACGCCGGTCAAGGTTTAGTGTTCAATGAAAGACTGACTAGGGACTTTGGCAAGCCAGGGCGCTTCGGCTGGATAAGAATTGTAAAGAGGCGCAAAGAAATCGAGAAAGAAATAAAACAAGTTCTCGATAGATACAACATCGGACTAAGCAGGAAGTTGAAGTAATGGCTGGCGTAAATACAGTAATTAGCTCTAGTTTTAACGACAAGGGAATCAAGCAGGCTCAAGGAGCTTTTGAAGGCTTTGGTAAAAAAGCAGGGCTAGCTATTGCAGGTGTTGCTGCTTCTATGGCTGCTATTGGAGCAGCTAAAGCCTTTCAGGGATTAGTCAGCTTTACTAAAGACAGTATTAGGTCAGCTACGGATCTACAAGAATCCATGAACGCTGTTGAGGTTTCTTTCGGTAGTGCTGCCGAGGGAGTCCTCGCAATCGGAGAGAATGCTGCCAAGTCGTTAGGTGTATCTCGCACAGAATTCAACGAAGCAGCAGTCCGCTTCTCGGCCTTTGCCGAGCGAGTAGTTGGCGAGGGTGGAAATGTTGCAGGCTTTATTGAGGATATTTCACAGAGAGCAACAGACTTTGCCTCGGTGTTCAACATTGATGTGGCAGAGGCTCTACAGGTATTTCAGTCTGGTCTTGCCGGTGAAGCCGAACCTCTCAAGCGCTTTGGTATCAACCTGCTACAAACCGAGGTCGCTGCTTACGCTGTAGAAGAGGGCATCTCTGCATCTGCCTCTGCTATGACCGAGGCTGAAAAGGTACAGGCTCGCTATGGCTTGTTGATGGAGCAAACTAACAAAACAGCAGGCGACTTTGCTAACACCTCTGACTCACTAGCTAACAGGCAGAGAACTCTTGAAGCCTCGATGGAGGACTTGAGGTCTGAGATTGGTGTTGCACTTCTTCCAGCGATGGAGACCTTTGCAGGCATAGCTCAAGATGACTTACTGCCAATCCTTCAAGAATTAGGTGAGACTGCTGCTCCTGTTTTAGCAACTGTCCTTGAAGAACTAGCTGAAATTGCCAAAGAGCAGTTACTGCCAGGGCTAGAGGACTTTGGAAAATGGTTAGCTTCTCCTGAAGGAAAAGATGCAGTAGATGGCTTTACAGAAGCACTTGGAAATACCGCCGAAGCTATAGGCACAATTACTACAGCCTTTCAAACCCTAAATAACAACCCTGCTTTTTCAGAGGTCTTATCACGCCTAGAGTTTTTTAGAGATAACTTCACAGCGCCTGGCTGGATTATAAAGGGAGTAAATGCTCTAGCTGAGGTTGGTCGCGAATCACGCGAAGCAGCAGCAGCAATAGAACAACTAAATAGTGGTCTCGGCACAAATAAAATTGCTGCTTTTGAAGCATTGAGTGCTATTGCTAGATACAACGAAGAACTTGCGACAACGGTCAACACAGGATCTCTTGCAGGAGTTCTTGAGGCTAGTGCAGGTAAAGGCATGGGAGGCGGTGAAGTTGGATTTGACGCTGAGGAGTATCTCAAGAGCTTAGGACTTGGAGCATCAAGTGGAGAAGCCAAGAGAGCAGCAGATAAGCTCGCAAGGTCAAGAGACCAGCTACTCGAAAGAGTCGGCAACCTATCCAAAGACTTTGCTAGGGTAACCGGAATTAGTGAAACCCCTCTGGGAGAATTTGAGCAGAATGTCAACAAGACCTTTGAGAATGTAACAGGCATTATTGACAAGGCTCTGGCTGATGATGTCATCTCAAGCAGAGTTTCCGGTCAGCTACAGAAAATAGCAAAGAGTGCAAGAATCACAGCTCTGGGTATCGCTAGAGAGCGCGAGGCAATTGCACAGGATTACGAGAAGCTACTTAACAAGCTAGACGCTGCTCGAGCTGTCAGGGAAAGCACAAGGGATCAAATATCTGCCCTAGCTAACCTAAAAGAACTAGGCACAATGACTCGAGAAGTAGTCAACGACCTAGGCGAGGTAGAAGAAGAAACAACTTTTACAGTTGACAACATTGTCAATAATCTTGAAAAGCTACTCACCGAGACGATGGACTTTAGCAAGAGGCTAGAAGAACTGCGTCAACTAGGACTAGACCCACGCCTATTTCAGCAGATTGTTGACTCAGGTGTTGATGCAGGTGGTCAGACCGCTCAGGCAATTATTGAAGGTGGCCCACAAGCTGTTACTGAAATCAATGAGCTGTTTGCAGACATCAATGAGGTGGGCGAAGAGATTGGCTTGCAGACATCAGAGGTTCTCTACGATGGCGGTGAAGCAGCGATAGAAGGCTTGCTAGAGGGTCTAAGGTCTAGAGATGCACATCTAGCCGAGCAGAGTCAAGAAGTCGCTGACATTATGATGAACGCTCTACAGGATGGCATCAACGGGAAAGACCTGAATGTCAATGCGATCATTAGACAGCTTAAGGATATGAGAGACGATTTCAAGCTACTTGGTAAGTCTCTCGCTGATGCTTTGCTCGAGGGTCTAGAAGAAGTCTTAAATAAGACTGAAGAACAAACTCAGGCGATGGAGGATTTTGTCTCCACACCAGTCACAAGTTACGCAGTGCCAGGAGGCGGAAGCGGTGTAGCAGTTCCTGTCGAGGGTGGGCCAGGAACTATAGGTGAACTCCCACAGGCTGAGCAAGACTTCTTGAAAGACTGGTTAGGTTCAGACTTCGGCATCGAGGCAGAGCTGGCACTAGGTGGAATTGTCACTAAACCGACCAGGGCTTTGATTGGAGAAGGTGGACAAGAAGCCGTCATCCCTCTCAGCACTTATGACCGAATGATGAGAAATCAGGGTCAACAACAGGCTACGCAGATATTCAACATCACAGTCCAAGCCTCAAACCGCACAGGAGGCGCACAGGCAGGCGAAGAGGTAGTCAACGCACTAAAGACCTACAACACTAATAACGGAGACTTCAACAGAGCGCTGACAGGTATCGGCTCATGAGCATACCTACGCCGAAAGTTGAGATTGGGTTTGACCTTACCGACTCGCCTATTGGCCCATTCTTTGTTTTAGATGATGACGAGCGAGGGCGACTGAACAACGAGGACTATCGCCTCGGTGGGACTATCTTCTTCGATGTCACTGACCGAGTGAGAACAATCTCAATCAACCGAGGTAAGGCAAGAAGGTTTGCCAACTTTCAGTCCTCACAGCTACAGGTTGAGTTCAACAACCATGACCGAGCTTTTGACCCTCTCTACCCTGACTCGCCCTTTGCTGGCAACATCATTCCTCGGCGTGAAATCAAAGTTTCTTCAGGCAGTGAGCTACAGTTCGCAGGTTGGATTGACGACTGGGACTTGACCTATACACCCGATGGCAACTCAATCGCAGGAGCTATCGCCTCTGATGCTTTCACAATCCTCGCTAAGCAGACCATTGACGAGCAAACGCCGACAGTCGAGAGAAGTGATCAGCGCATAGCTAAGGTACTTGATGAGGTGAATTGGGCTGACGATCTAAGAGATTTAGAACAAGGTCAAATCAATGTCGGCACACAAGAAATCCCAGATGCTACAAATGCGCTCAACTATATGCAGAAGGTCACCGAGACAGAAAACGGATTTTTCTTTGTCGGCAAGGATGGCTCGATAGTCTTTAGAAACCGAGTGCAGACACCTGACTCAGATGACCTGATTGTGTTTGACCAGTCAACTAACATTCCTTACACAGCCCTAGAGATTATCTATGGAGCCGAGCTTCTCTATAACAGAATCATTGTGCAGAATGTGGGTGGCAATAGAACATTAGCTGTCAATGATGAATCTCAGGCTGAGTATGGAGTTAGAAACCTTACTCTAAATGACCTTTTGGGAGAGAATGATGCAACCTCTGCAAGCTTAGCTAGTCAGCTACTAGACCTTTTTGGAGAGGCTGAGTATCGCGTTGAGCAGATTTCAGTAGCCCTTCATGACCTTGACCCTGCCGACCAGGAAAAAGTCTTAGGGTTGGATTTAGGGAGTGTCACAGAGTTACGCTTTACACCTAACGGAATCGGCGATGAGATTCAGCGCTACATGAGCGTAATTAGAATCACACACAGAGTTACACCTGATAGGCACTTCGTTGACTTCGGTTTTCAAGAGGTCAAGTTCTTGTCGCTCGTTTTGGATGACGAGTTCTTTGGTAGGCTAGACCAGAACACACTTGCTCTTGGAGCAGTTGAGACAACGAGTTTCCAATTAGACAGTACTAGGTTTGGTAAGCTAGACCTAGCGACTTTAGGATAGGTATGGCTGGACTAGGTAAAAAGACATTTGAGGCTAATGAAGTCCTCACAGCAGCAGATGTAAATGGCTACTTGATGGATCAGTCCGTCATGAGGTTTGCCACTACATCAGCAAGAGACACAAACATCCCATCACCGACAGAGGGCATGGTTGTCTATATTGACGCAGACGACTCCCTCTTGGTTTATGACGGCTCGGCGTGGGTGAACCTCGGTGAAACACTCAGCATCACAGC